CTTCGGAGGGTCGCGACCCGGCCCCCGACGAGCTGGCGCAGTATCAGGCTCATGTCACGGCCGAACGGGAAGCGGCCGACGCCATGGAGGCCGAACGCGACCGCCAGCTGGCCGAGGTCCGGGCCATGGCCACCCGCCGCAACGGCCCCACCCTGAGCCGTGAGAGCGCCGAGCTGGCCCGCCAGTTCCGCTCCGCCATCTTCGCGAAGAACCCGGCCCCCATCGAGGTGTACGCCGAGCAGCTCCCCGACGAGTGGCCAAGCGACATGCCCGAGCCCGTCCAGGGCCGCGCCGGCCGGGTGCGGGTGCACACCCGAGACACCCTCAAGACCACGGCGACCCAGGCCATGGGCACCGACGTGTACGGCCGCATCGTCCAGCACTTGGTGGAGACCAGCAGCGTGATGCGGGCCGGCGCCACCGTCGTGACCACCGAGACCGGCGAGGACCTGGTCGTGCCCAAGAGCACGGGGTTCGTCACAACCAACATCTTCGGCGAGGGTGTGAGCATCACCGAGAGCGACCCGACCCTCTCGACCGTGACGCTCAAGGCGTTCAAATATGGGAACTACTTCGAGATCTCCCAGGAGCTGGCGAACGACACGCCGACCAACCTGCTCGACTTCCTGGCCCGCCAAGCGGCGCTGTCGCTCGGGCTCGGCACCACGGGCTACGGCAATCACCTGATCAACGGCGCTGGCACGACCGAGCCACGCGGCATCTTGCTCGATGCCGCAACCGGCGTCACCGGCCCCGCCGGCACGGGCACGACCCTGGGCACCCAGGGCACCGCCAACCAGGGCACCGACGCCCTCTGGAACCTGGTCGGCAGCGTGGCCGAGCCGTACGCCGCGAGCCCCTCGGCCGCGTTCCTGCTCCGCAATGCCAGCGACATCATCGTCCGGAAGCTGAAGGACACCACCGGGCAGCCCGTCAACGGCCTCACGACCCGGGGCCAGCTGCTGGGCTACCCGAGCTTCGTCGACCCGTTCATGCCCGCCATGGCGAACACCGCCGAGTCGATCGCCTTCGGGGCTATCGACCGCTACTTCGTGCGCATCGTCAACGGCGTGCGGTTCGAGCGCAGCGACGAGTTTCGCTTCCAGAACGACCTGGTGGCCTTCCGCTGCATCCTCCGCCTTGACGCCGCCCTGATCGACACCGGCGCGATCAAGTCGTTCGTGAACACCACCTAGGAGCCGATGTGCCCTGGCAGTGGCCATGGAAGCGCCACGACCGGGCGCTGTGGCAGATCGGCGACCGGGCCGGCGCGGGCCTGCTCCCCGCCCAGGTGGAGTTGCTAGCACCTGACCGGGTGCAGGTCACGGCCGAGCAAGGGCACCTCGTCATCCGCGTGGATGGCCAGGAAGTCGACCCGGCCAGCATCTGGCACGTCAAGGCGTTCACCGCCGCCGGCAACGTCGTCGGGCTCAGCCCCATCGCCCACGCGAGGCAGGCGGTAGGCCTCGGCCTGGCCGTTGAGAAGTTCGGCGCCCAGTGGTTCGGGGAGGGAGCGACCCCGTCGGGGGTGCTCACCTCCGACCAGCGCATCACCAGCGAGCAGGCCGCCGACCTGAAGGAACGGTGGAACGCCCGCCACCAGGGCCACCGCGGCATCGCCGTCTTGGGCGACGCTGCCCGCTTCCAGCCCGTCAGCATCTCGCCCGAAGAGAGCCAGTCCTGGAGACGACCCGCGCGAATGTTGCCACCGTGGCGAGGTACTTCGGCGTCCAGCCCGAGCTGATCGGCGGGGAGAGCGGCGGCAGCCTGACCTACGCCAACGTCGAGCAACGCGCGCTCGACTTCCTCCAGTTCGGGCTGGCGCCCTGGCTGGTGCGCATGGAGACCGCCATCAGCAGGCTGCTGTCCTCGACGACCACCGTCAAGTTCAACGCCGCGGCCCTCGTCCGCACCGACCTGCTCACCCGCTACCAGGCGCACGAGTCCGCCATCCGGGCCGGCTGGAAACTCCGCAGCGAAGTGCGGGACCTGGAAGACCTCCCGCCCATTGCCGGCATCGACGACCAGGAAGGCCCGGCGGTCGCATGATCCACACTCGCCAGCTCACCAGCTCCCTCGCCGTGCGAGACAATGGCGACGGCCGGACCCTGGTCGGGCCGCTGCTTCCCTGGCAGGTTCCTGCCCGCGTGGTCGACCAGGGCCGGCTGGTCACAGAGACGTTCGAGCGCGGTGCCCTTGCCGGCACCGACCCCGGCCGGGTGCCACTCACCGCCACCCACCCTAGGGACGCCGGCACCCTCCCCATCGGCGTCACCCTCTCGATCGAGGACCGCGCCGACGCCGCTTGGGGCGAGTGGCACGTCTCGGACACCATGATCGGCAACGAGGTCCTCGCCCTGGCCCGCGACGGCGTGCCGTTGGGCTTGAGTGTTGGTTTCGCCGAGGTGCCCGGTGGTAGCCGTTGGTCGGCCGACCGCCAACGTGTCACCAGGACCCGAGCCGCACTCGACCATATCGCTGTAGTCAGAGTGCCGGCCTACCAGGGCGCCGGGGTGGTAGGCGTTCGATGGCGCGTCGCGCCTTCCGCCCCGGTGCTCCTCACCCTGCTCCGCCGCCATGGGTAAGCACGCGCCCTCCTACCAGCTGATGGGCCACGTCCAGGGCCGCTGCCGCGTCTGCCGCACCCCGTTCGTCGGACCGGGTGACCGCTGCCCCTCCTGCCGGCAGAAGCTCCGCGACCGCAGGCGCCGCAAGCGCCGATGACCAAGAGCCTGGCCCGCGCCTGCCTCGACTGCGGCAAGCAGGTACGCGGCAAGCCCAGGTGCCACGACTGCCAGGCCAACCACGACCGCGCCAAGCACGCGCGTCGACCCGACATGCGCACCCATGCCGAGACCGAACGGCGCCGCCGCCTGGTCGCCGACCAGCGCGCCCGGGTAGGCGACTGGTGCCCCGGCCTGGAAGACCACCCCGCCCACCCCTCGGCCGACCTGGTCGCCGACCACGTCATCGAGGTGGCCGTCAACGGACTGGAGACGGGACCGCTGCGCGTGCTGTGCCGCAGCGAGAACGGCCGACGATCCGCCCGCGTTCTTGACAAGGTACTCAACCACGACCCCTCGCCAGCCGAAGTCGACATCACACACCGCAGCGCCCCTCCGGCGGTCGCGTGAAGGCCGGCCCCAAGGCGGCCGTTGACGCCTCTGCGCTGGCGTTGCGTGGCTCCAGACGGCGCAAGCTGGCGGTTGCGCGGTTCGCCACCGACTACATACGCGCCCCTAGAGGCCACGGCGCCCGCAAGCCGTTGCGCCTTCGGCCTTGGCAGCGGGAGCTGATCGCCGCGACCTGGGATCAGCGCCCCCAACCCCGCCTCGCCGGCTGGATGCTCCCGAGAGGCCAGGGCAAGACGTCGCTGACGGCCGTCCTGGCCCTGTACGAGCTGCTCGCCGGGGTCGAGGGTGCCCAGGTGGTGGTGGTGGCCACCGACGAGCGGCTGGCCGGTCTGACGTTTCGGATCGCCGTCCGCATGGTGGAGCTCCACCCCGAGCTCGAACAGCGGGTGCAGCTGTACCACGACCACATGACCGTCCCGGCCCGGGGTGCCAGCTTCCATGTCCTCCCGGCGGTGCCCAAGCGGCTGGAGGGCCTGGACTACACCCTGGCCCTGGTGGATGAGGCCGGCCGGGTCGACACCGACGTGTTCGAGGTGGTGTCGCTGGCGTCGGGCAAGCAGACGGCGTCGATGGTGCTGGCCATCGGGACGCCGGGCCCGGAGCTGTCCGAGACCGTGCTGGGCCGCCTCCGCACCTACGCCACCGACACCCAACCGATCCGCTGGTGGTGTGGCGCGAGCACAGCGCGGCCGGGTTCGAGGACCACCCCGTCGACTGCGCCCACTGCTGGGAGCTGGCCAACCCGGCCCTCGACGACTTCCTCGCCCGCGACGGCCTCCAGGCGTGCCTCCCGCCCAAGATGCGGGAGGCATCGTTCCGCCGGGCCCGGTTGTGCCAGCACGTCGACCAGCTCGAGGAAGCATGGCTACCGCCCGGATCCTGGGCCGCCTGCACCGACGCCACGGTGGCCATCCCGGACGGGGCCGAGGCGGTCCTCGCCTTCGACGGCTCATTCAACGGCGACACCACCGTCCTGACCGTCGCCACCGTGGCCGAGCGGCCCCATGTCGACCTGGTGGAGCTGTGGGAGGCCGCCGGCCGCCAGGTGCCCATCGTTGACGTCGAGGCCGCCATCCGGGCCGCGTGCCGGCGCTGGCGGGTGCTGGAGATCGCCGCCGACCCGTTCCGCTGGGCCCGCTCCCTCCAGCTGCTGGACGGCGAGGGCCTGCCGGTGCTGGAGTACCCCCAGAGCCCCGGCAGGATGACACCGGCCACCAGCCGCTTCTATGAGGCGGTCGTCAACGGCCAGCTCACCCATTCCGGTGACAGCCGGCTGGCCCGCCACATCGGCAACGCGGTCCTCCGCGAAGACGCCCGCGGCGCCCGCCTTGCCAAGGAACGAAAGGACTCACCCCGCCGCATCGACGCCGCCGTGGCCGCCGTTATGGCCCACGACCGGGCCGCTGCCCTGGCCGGCACCGTCCGGCACAGCATCTACCTCTGAGCGGGCCAGGGCCCCGGAGGCGATACCATCGCCTCCGGGGCCGTGACCGGGGCCGGGCTGGAAGCGCGGTCCAGCTCGGTCCAGGGCCGATGGCCGGCCCGGTGGTTGGTCGGTGCGTCCAGGGGGGGGCCGTGGGCCACCGACCTGCCGAACCGAGCAATACCATGGTGGCGCTGAATGTTTGCTGAACGACAGGAAACACTTGGTGAACGATCGGTGACGCGGGGGAGAACGGTGTCGGGGTCCACAGCTCACGGGTCGCAGGTACGTACTCGGGGTCGCCAAGCTGGTCCTACCCGCGCGGCCCCTCGTGGGGGACCACGCCCCTCCGCGGCGGCCCAAGTACGTATCCCCTTTTTTGCCTCCCTGGCCCTGGTAAAGATCGTATCGGCGGTCGTTATCTTCGCAACCGGAAGACCCTCGACCCCTTACGCCAAGCGGCCCCGCCGGGTGACGGGGCCGCTGGTGGTTGGCTAGATAGACCCGAGGCCGCGCTCGGGCGGGATCACCTCTTCGAGCAAGACGGCCCAGCGGACCAGGCTGTCGCGGCCGGGACGGACGCCTGGCTCGACGGGGAGGTGTAGGTCGTGGGCTTCGTGGACCAGGCGGGAGACTTCGCTGGCCGCCGTGGTGACGTCCAGCAGCAGACGGCTGCGACGTCGCGGGATATCGTTCGGATCGGGCATGGTGGGCTTCGCTCCTCGTGCCCCATGGGGCCGGCCCGAGGCGTCGGGTGCGGCCCCGCTTACGTACGGCGGGCAGGGGAGCCGGGCGGCCCGCGGGCCCGGGGCGACACTGGGGCGACACTTCAGTAAGACATGCCGAGTCACGGCGGGTAGTGATATGACGCCGTGAGCGGTACCGTCTCCGCAGCTCAGCGGCCGGATTTCGCCATCGCGGCAGCGTAGGACGACCGAGCCTGATTTACGGGTCGTGAGGGTTCGAGCCCCTCCTCCGGCACCCCCAATTGCCTCCCACCGCTGGTCCGCGCTGGGTCCGTTCGGGCCTTCAGGTGGCAAGCGCCGACACCTCCCGCCGCCACGTGGAGCTTGCGCCGCCACTATTCAGTGTTACTATGTACCAGTAGTCAGTAACGCTGAGTAGCTGAAGGAAGTGTTCCGTGGG